GTGTATAATCTATGACAGTATCTATATCATAACCATCCGTGTTATTTCCATATATAAGCCTGTTCCCCATTGTTGTCTGAGACCTAGCTAGTAATGGAACATTATCAAAAAGTCTCTTTATCTCATTATTAGGAAGTACTGTGTATATCTTTTTATTATCGAACTGAACACTCTTAATTTGATTGTCTCCCCATGCGTTATCAGACTTATCAAACTTCTCGATTATATTAACTATGCTTGAGTCTGAAAGTTTAAAGCAAATATCAACACCTACAACATTTTTTCCTCCTGTATTAAATGATATATTGTAACTGTTAAACACATTGACCATAGACCCATTCGTGTATGTTGTATAGTCAACAAAAAAACTTTCAGGCTCAAATGCTATTTCGCTAAATTGAGACAGAGCACTATACTCTCCATCTCTATATTTATATCTATAAGAGAATGATATAAATTGTTCGCTCATATAGTTCTCATCTCCACCTATAATAAAAGGAGATATTTCTGGAGCTTCTATAGGAGGTTGAACTATAACTGATATATCATCCTCGGTTATGTTATCAATCCCAAGCGTTGGGTATAGGTATGATATTCTTGTATTTATTTTTCTAGGTGGGTTAAAGTTATCTGTCCAAAACAACAGGCCATCTATAAGATCAATACCATTTATTAAAAATTCAGTGCTAAAATTAAGAACTGTTGTAGATATAACATGATAAATAAGCGTACCTGTCCTTTCGTTATATGACAAAATCATATCAACAACTCCAGGATCAGTAACAAACCAGTAAAGGGTTTCATTCTGACCATCATCAAGGGATCCTATACATCTTGCGTCAACAGAAAGTTCTTGACCTTCGTACAATATAGTTGTTATCTTGGTATTACCAAGAGAGTTTTCAATAGCACCAACGCTATTGTCCTCTGTAGAACCTATTCTAATATTTAACGCATCAACATACTCTCCATCTGGAAGAATCCTCTCATCAAATGATTTGTTCATCTTCCCCTTTAGGAACGTGGTGTTTACTTCCATACTACTTAATCCACTTATCTTTACCTCTTAGATTCATCAATAATCTTCCAGGGTGTATATTACTCAATCTTATTTTAGCGTTTCTTAGAAGGGCTGTTTTCTCTTTACGAGCTCTATTTACTACATAATCTTGAACAGCATATTTGTTTGCAAGTATAGAATACTTAATGTACGCATACAAAAACTCCTCTACCATTTTATTTATACTTACCTCAGAGTCGTCACCATTTTCCATTCCATCTGTTATATACTCTAATATACATAACTCACCAGCCATCCCTGAAGCAAAGTTTATAACGCCTCCCTTTTTATTTATCGTATATGTAGGGTTGTTATTTGCTGTCTCTGTATTTAGACCAAATCTAGCACCGACTCTATAGTCAAACATCCACTCTCCGTTTATGTTGTACCCATTAAGACCGTTAAACTTACCATCTCCAAGGTATATACTCTTTTTTTGTTTTGTTATCCTATCATAGTCAAATATAGATGTTCCCTCAAGTACATTACCATCTTGATCGAAAAGAATTCTACAGCTGTTGTCTTGTAGGTAAGAGTTGCTATAGTTTGTCTGTATATTTTCAGATAGTGGTCTAAGGACCCCATCCTTATATAGTGATATTCTAACATAGTTAACATAGTCAGGAGGCAGTACAAGCTTTAAGTCATCACATATACTTAGCTCTACAATTTTTATCTCTTTAAGTGCGTCATAGTTTACCTCTTGTATACCTCTCTTTGCATGAAACAAAACTTCGTACTTATCTACGTTGTTAATTAACTTATGATTTCCAACATACATAAGCATAAAATTATTAACTAAATCCTTTAAGGAAACGTACTGATACGAACCCCAGTTTTCATCCTCTGGTAAATTACCAGAGTTCTCGTAATATTGATACCCACTTAAGTATGCCATTGTATAAAATATTATTGTTGCTGACTAAATGTCGGTTGTTCGTGTTGTTCTTGACCTAGTGCGTAAGCAGTAACTTCCTGCTCTCTTATAGATATACCACAGTACTGAAGTATCTTCATGACTAACTTATACTCATCCTCATTTGGGAGTTGAAAGTCTTGGTAATCTGGTTGAGACTGATCAAACATTGGCTCACCATTTCCAAGGTTTATGTATGTCCACTTAGGATCCTTAGGATACGTAAAGTAGGTACAACTCACATCATAATTATTTGTATCACTGATTGTGTCAGGATATAAAACAATGGTATATGTTCCAGCTGTATTCTGCTCGTAAGTATAGACTGGATACATAAGCGATGGTCCAGTAAGGTTAGAGTCTGATAGCATCATTATTTTTGCATTAGACACCTTCTCAGCAGTTCCAATTCTAGTTCCTGAACTGTTAAGACAGTCTATTCTTAGTATCATATATGAATCGCTTCCAGTTGTATTTACTGATGGAGCTAGCCATTTATTGTTGCTGTAATTATCTAAATTTGATGTAACTAAGAAAGACTCAAGAGTTTCAGCTAAAGGTTGTTCAATATCTGCATATTCAATGCCTGACATTCTAGCATTTTCAGCATTTATTGTTTTATTATACGAAGAGTAATACTCCTCGTATATTTCCATCTGTGCCTGCTTGGCAAATAAGTTGAAATCAGCAGGTGTTATATAACCGTAGTTATTCTTATTTATAACAGATAGAACTGTATTTCTAACTGAGTTTATCATATTAAAAACTTTTTACAAAGATAATAAAAAAAAGCACTCTGATTAGAGTGCCTTTAGTTTTCCTTAAGAACAAAAACAATTACGCAATAGATATTCCAGAAACAGCGAACGGTAATAATGTAACATCGTAAGTTACCTTTGTCCATCCCTCGCCTAATGCTGCAACAACAGCCGCCTCAATAGCGTCTCTCTCTGTTTCAACACCAGCCCCAGCAGTAGCGTGAGTGATAGTAACAACCTTACCTCCACCGTAAGTGATGGTAACAGTAGTAGTTGATGCTTGCTCGATAAGTTTAATGTCTGTAGCAGATACAATTTGAAATTGCTCGTTAGTTACAGGGATACTTAAAAATTTTTCCATTTTTATCTTTTGTTTATGATTAATAATCTTTGCAAAGATACTAAAAAAAATACTAATCTAAATGGCTCTCAAGCAGTCTAAGTGTCTCAATTCCATCATCTGACTTCAGGTGTGATGCCAAAATAAATAAGTGATTCTCACCGTAAGGAACTGTCAACAACTTCTTCTTGTTTGTCTCAAGGTTGAAGTATACATCTCTCCCTTTATTTTTAAGCCTCAACACGTCCTGATCAAATAACTTAGCGCAGGTGTTTTGCAGTTGTAGCATTGGATCATTCAGCAACTCCATAAACTTATAAGGGTATGATCTTGCGTAAACAAGCACGTCTCTCTTAAGCTCAGCGGTTGACATCTTGTCAATCTTACCTCCCAATACAACTCTAGCAACAGCCTCAAGCATATCAACCGTAAGGTCTCTTGCTGCCAACTGTGCATCCAACTCTGTAGTTAATTTGTCAAACTGTGCAGACGCATCCTTCTCTGTATTTACTTCCTCAAATATCATCCCGTTACCTGGGTGATACTCTAAGAATTTTTGTAGTACTGGATTTGTTTTAGACACGGTTAATGATCCGTCAACAAATACAATAGGCTCTAAAATAGCAGAACCATCCTGCTCATCCTCGAAAGGTGTTTTCTGGTTTCTTGCATATCTAAGCGGTCTGTTTGATTTTCCGTCAAAGTAGTATAACGGACTTCTTGAAGTGTTCTTCGATGTCAGCATATATGACAGCGGAGTGTTTCTTTTTTTTAATACGTAGATTCTATCTACTAATGCAGTTTCTTTACTCATTTGATATAATTTAATTTGTTAAAAAAAAACAGGGAGAGTATCTCATCTCCCTGTTAGGTATTCATTTATTACTAGCTATTAGCTTCGAATAAGAAGAAGTTGTTAGCACCTAAAGTACATAAAGCTCTTTCTGATAAGAAGTGTACCTCCATAGCATCTAAGCTAGAGTTAGAAGCACCACCAGCAGAACCAGTAATCCAAGTCTTGTAACGACGATCTTCAGTTTCAGAAGCTCTGTAACGTACGTGTAAGAATGGTCTCTTAGCGTTTTTACCTAATACTTGGTCATAAACAGTTGTAGATCCAGCAGGAACTAACACACCGTTGATAGCACCACCAACTACTCCACCACGTGTAGCAGCATCGTTTAAGTATTTCCAGTCAGTCTTGTAGAAGTCGTAACCTCTTCTGAATCCTGTAAACCCTAAGTTCAAAGCCATATCCTTATCGTTATCGAATAAACCGTAAGATGTACCACCAGCTCCGTAAGAGTTTTGAGCAGCTAACATATCATCGATATCGAAAGAGAACTGACGGTTAACGAATAACACATTCTCTTGGATAGCACCTTGCTTGTCAAGACGTTGGATAATAGTATCGAAGTCAGACAATGTAGTTGGGTTACCACCACCCCATACGTTTCCTCTTTGAGAAACTGAGTAGAATAAACCTTCAGAACCTTTGTTACCAACAGCTCCAGTAGTAGCAGCAGCTCCTGAATTCGCTTCAGCAGGTACAGCTTCGATCATAGCCAACTCTAAGTAATCCTCGAATCTCAAACGAGTCTCGTGCTCAGACTTGATGTACCATAAGAAACCTGTCGCTCCATTCTCAGATGTAACCTCAACCCATCCGATCTGTGCCATATCTGAACCAGATACTGCATACTTGTCTTTGATGATGATTGGGCTGTTCTCTAAGATCAAGTCATCAGCCTCTAATGACTCAGCCATTCCTTCTTGTCCTTTTCTGAACTCTGAACCGTAAACGAATGCAGTTACTGTATCAGTTGTAGCAAATGTTTGACCTCCACCTTCGTAGTAAGCTACGTCAAAAGTTCCAGCAGCGTAATCAACATCAGTGATGATAGCTTTGTTAGATTTTGAAGCCTCGTTGTTATCTGATAAGATAACAGTCTGACCAATTCTAAATGCAATTCCACCGTTACCTGGTACTAAAGTATCATTCACTGTAATAGTAGCTGTATCAGAAGCTGCAGCAGCGTCAGAAGCGCAGTTTACATATTTAGTGTGTAAACGACCTTGTTCTGCCCATTTGATAAGGTCAGATGTAGACGGCATCTCAGCTCCAACTGATCTTAAGAAAGATGCAACTGAACGGTTACCGTATCTCTCAAACTCTTTCTCGTAAGTATCTGGAAGATACTGATTCAAGAAGTCAAAGTTTGTAATGTAATTTGATGCCAATGTTTTTTTCTCGGCTGAAGGCTGTAAATCAAAGCCTGGTGTAGATAATACTCCCATTTTGTTTAGTTTTTTTTGTTATTTTATACTTTTAAACTTAAGTCCTCGACCACCATCATTATCTATATTCTTAACCTTAAGTCCTGAACTGCTGATTGATTGAGGAGTTGATCTAACATCCATATCAATATTTTTTGTTTGTTTTGCATTATCTAATAACGCTTCAGCCTTGCCTTGCTCGTAAAAGAACTTAGCAAATTTTTCAGGATTCATAGCCACTGATAAAGACCTATGATAACCTACAGCATCTGAAACTAATCCATCCTTATCTAAATACTTAGATATATAGTTAGATAGATCAGACTGAGACTTCTTCAAATCATTAATATCCCCTGGTAAAAACTTTAAATCCTTGTCACCAATGTTGAAATCAAAACCTTTGAAATCTTGGTTAAAAAGTTCTTCAGTCTTCTTCTGAAAATACTCAGACTTTTTGTTGTTCTCTTGCTGTACAGTATTTGAGTCTTGAACGTATTTCTTGTAAGCGTTATAAATTTCTTTCTCATCATCTGAAACTAATCCTCCAGTTGACTCAACTGGAATCTTATATTGATTCTTCTGATCTTCAAAAAACTTTTTAGCTTTAGCAAGCTCTTTCTTCTTGGAAATTTCTTTATTCTTAATATCTTTTTCATCATCAAAGTCTGAATCATATCCAAATTTATCTTCAATCATATAAGCGATATCCTCATCATCCAAGTCTGACTCGGTAGCTGAGTAGTACTCAGCTAAAATCTTTTCTGGAGACATGTTATCAAAGTTTTTATTTAACTTAATAAAATCATCGATACCTCTTCCAGTTTCTTTTTTATACTTTAAGAATGCAGAAACGTCTGAAGGTAATTCTTCATTCTGCTCTCTTTGCGTAAATAACTCATCAACTGAGTTTATATCTTTATTATATCTATCCTTAATATAGGATAGCACATCTTCGTCTTTTAACTCTACAGAAGTCTGTTCAATAACTTCTGTTTGTTCATCTGCAATGAACTCATCCTGTGATTGAACATTATCTTGATTCTGCTTCTCCTCGTGCTTATCTAATAACTGTTGTTCAATTTCTTGCATTGATTTTTCTTCACCTGCACCGATGTCTCTTACTGTAAAATTTTCCATTTGATTTGATTTATTAAATTTATTTTATTTATGACAGAGTCAATAAATATTTAAGCTTTGCAGCCTCACCTGAAAGTGATTGAGCCATATTACAGATGTCTGGATACTTATTAATATCACCATAAACTTCAAGCTCGTTGGCAAACATTAACACCTGGTCTGTAAGCTCTATAGAGTCCTGACCAGACTTCATAGGCTCAATTCGCATACCCTTGATTCTCTTTCCGCTATACCCCATCAACTTCTCAACAACCTCATCCTTGAAGTCTTGTAAGAACTCATAGAATCCTCCTGTAGCCTTGTGCTCAGCGAAGCTTCTTGTCTCCCAGTGAATCATATGGAACTGCTCGTGAAACGTAGCTAATCTTCCTGCGATATCTTCTGTTGTCATATTATTTTATTTATTAGTTGTAAACTTGTATTCTTATTGGTATATTAGTAAATGATGATGGAATTGAATTATTAGTTCCAATTGTATTTGTAAGCTGTAAAGTAAATGAAGTACTACTAGCTCTTAACGCTTGTGTTAAATAACCACCAAACTCAACAAAAGAACTAGCCCATACTATTGTTTTATCTTCTGTTAAAACACTTGATGATAATGTACCAACTATAATACCACTAAAATTTGAAAACGTAATTGTAACTCCTAACTCATTAATAACATTAGTATAGGTAAAGCTTGTTCCGTCATAAGACAACAAGATAACAGTTTCGTTATATGTTTTCAAAGCAACAGTTCCAGCTGCATCTGGAAAATATATAGTTCTGTTTGCTGTAGGGGTAACTGCCTGTAATATATTAGTAGTCTTTAAACCAGACGCATTTTTAGTAAATGTAATTTTAGTTGTTTCTAAAGTTGTTTTACTAAGTGTCGATGTATTTTCAACAGAAACACCATTAGTTAAATCAAATATACCTGTTTTAAAATTACCAGAAACCATAGTGTTCCCGTTATTATATGCTTGCTGCAATGTTCCAGCACCTCCAGACGGTCCTTGAGGTCCAGTAGGTCCTTGTGCACCTGTAGGTCCAACAGCTCCTTGCGAAGCTAACAATGCCCAATTAGCTGTAGCTAAGTCTGGAGCAGTTGTTCCTGAAGTAGCCAATATACAGAACCAAGACGCACCATCATACCCTACTGCATCGTCTTCTACATAAGATGTTCCAGATACCCACTCACCTTGCCATTCTAATCCAGCTGGTCCTACAGGTCCTGGAGGTCCTGCTGGTCCTTGAACTCCCTGAGGTCCTTCAGCTCCTGTTCCAATTGTATCGACTAAGTCTTGTATTGTATATGGTTGAGTCTCTGCGTTTAACACAGCTGACTTTCTTTCTGTAAGATTTACATTTTCAGATATTCCTATAAATCTTGTTCCTGATGGTACTGTTGACATTATTTATTTTTTTTGCAAAGTTAGTAATTATTTTCTTATATTATCTTGGCTCAAACTCAGCCAAGTCAAATCCGTCCAAGCTATCCTCATTAGACTCAAAATCTACAGGAGGCAAGTTGTTCTTACGTTGCTCTATAAGTTTAGACTGTGTTGTTGCTTGCTTAAGTATTCTATTATCTTTAGCCTTTTCTTTCATGTCTTCTTTCATAGTTATAGCTTGTGCCTCTACTCCCTTTAGTTGCATATTCATCTGATACTCTATGTTCATAAGTTCAATCTTTAACTGAGCTTCAGATTTCATTTTTTCAATCTCATAACCTATCTCAGCTTGCTTTATCTGTATCTTAGACTGTGTCTCATACTGTATCTGTTGCATACTATTTTGAGCAGCCATCTGCTGTGATTGTGCATTTATCTGAGCTTGCATTTGCTGTGACTGCATAGCATTCTCTTGATCTTGCTCTTGCTTCTTACGTCTTTTAAGCTTTAGTAACTGATTGGCTAACTTTATATTATTTATCTCCCTTATATCTATAGCATCTTCAAGAGTTATCGCATCTCTTGAAAGAGCAACTTGTATGTTTTGCTCAAGCTTAGATTTGTCTTCCTCGTCTGGAGATACGTCTATAAATATTCCAAAATCATATATATATATCTCCTTAATCTCCTCAAGCAAACTAACATTATACTTACCGATCTGCATAGCAAATGTTTCAGCAAAATCAGAGTACTCAAGTATATCTGCAACCCTATAAGATACAGCCTCAGAAAGTTGCTTGGTTATACTCAAGCTTCCATCAAGTATATGTCTAGTAGCTGTGTTTGAATTTGCAGCTGCTAGTTTCTGTAAACCTACAAGAGAGTTAGGGTCTGGCATGCTACCATCCCTGGCCTCATTAAGACCTGTAACATCTCTAATCATTCCAAGATAGTGATTATAACTCCCAATAAGTGCACCTATTTTTGCTTGACCACTATTGGAGTTTAACTCTTGTATTGGAACTCTTGCGTTATTAAACTCTCCATCTTGAGTATAACTTCTACCTATTACGGAACCTGTTTGAAAGTATAACCTTAAAGCATCTTCTGGATTATAAGCAGCTCCTGTACCTAAATCAACTTCATTAAGACCATCAGCATCGATGAATACACCATCAGGAACAACCCTAGATATAACCTGCTGAAGCTTAAGGTGAGTTACTTGAATTAAGTCTGCAAAAGGAATCATACGTCTAACAAGAGACTCTATATTCCCTTTATACATACGAGGCGCTACTGCTATATAGTTTGGTATTGCGTGCTGTGAAGAAGACTTTGGTCTAACCATATTTCTTGACAGCTCCCATTTAAGTATAATGTTTGTACCCATAACCATAATACCATCGTACCAAACATCAATAGTTTTTTCAATCTTTTCAAACTTACCATCCTCCATCATTTCAGATGGTGGATTAAATGTATCGTCCTTTTGAATCAATCTAACCCCTCCAGTATCAAGTATTTTCTTTTTATATACAAACTTCTTTGTCGTCTTATAGTTTACATATAATAATGTAGCTGAATCTTTATTAAAAAGACTATTTTGATAGAACTGTGCGTTATTATAATAATTGTACCACGCCTGACTGTATTTAGATATCTCTTCAAGCTCTTCATTAGTTAGGCTTGGATCTATCTTCAACAGCTCTGTAATAGCGACAGTCTTAATCTCACCCCAGTAGAAGCAATCTCTAAAATGAGGATCCTCTGTATAACTATGAACTACATTTGCTGGATCTACATAATCTATCTGAACTCCACTTCCTGGTAGGAACTGGTGCTTAACTATACCCTTACCAATTACGGTTAAGTCATAGTCAACTCTGCTCCTTATGTCTGAATATCTATTATCTTCAAATATTGTGTTAATTGCAGTCTCCTCAGCTATTTCTATAGCTGGCTTGTAGTTTATCTGCATAAATAAATTAAGCTCCTCTGAATCCTGCGGAAGTTGATCTGCCTTTGTATCAAAAACATCAACACCAAAAGAGTCTTTTATTTGATTTAGCATATCCTTAGAAACCATATCTTTCTCTATAGTCTCTTGATACTTGCTTCTTCTTTCTGCTGAAACAGCATCTTGAGCATAAGCCTTAACCCTAAAAAGTCTGTCAGACATTCCATTAACAACAATATCAACAAACTTAGGTATTATTGGAATTGGTGTCCAGTCAAGGTTTAAATGAGAAAGATCTCCATCTACGGACAATTCGTTTTTATACTTTGCAATTGATTGTTCTCCACGAGCATATAATCTAAGACGATGAAAGTCACCCCACTGATTATAAAATTTGCAATTCCCAGTATCTTTTCTAAACCACTCGTATTGAACGCTTTGCATTATTTGCAAACCATACTCTAGTGATTCTTTTTCTTTATCTGATGCAAATTGATTAGGAAAGCTTGTTGGATTGATCTTTATCGTTACTTCCTTCATTTACTTTAATATTTCGCTATATCTTCCGTTATTATTATATCTTGCAAATTTAATACTTATTTTTGAATCTTTTTTAACTGCTGAAAATGTGGACCTTTGGTTTGCCATTATCGCTAATCCTGAACTAATTGCAGCGTCATGTTTTGTTCTATCGTTAATATTAAACTTAGCCCAATCCTCCAATGTCTTTGTAAAATACATAGATCCCATCTCGTCATTGTCTCTATAGGTTCCCTCTAGATCCATTCCAACATATTTTTCTATATACGATTCAATTCCAGACGCGTGAGCATGTATAACATCTTCAGATGAGTTAGGTATCCCCCCAAGTTCTTTTTCTGTCTTAGAAAGCTTGTGAGATGGTTTATCTGGCCTATTTAACGAGAAAGATCTATACCCCCTATTCTTAAAATGATAAAGAAGTCTCTGCTTATTGTTTTCTATAAGCAGAGGCATTCCATAAAAAACACAAGCCATAAGAACATCCTCAAAGAATATCTCTGCCGTCTGCGGTCTTGCAATATATTCTAAAAAAAATTCGTTACTAGGCGCGTTGTCCATATTAAACTTTGTTAGTCCATGAAGTGATCCTTTAGATCCACCCCCTCCAACTGTGCCAGATATATCATATGGATCACATCCAAACGCTCCAATATGCTCATTTCCTGGATGCTTTTGACCATTTCTTACAACAACATTATTCATTAATTGATTCGATGGCAGCCAAGAGACTAAAAATCTACCTCTAACATCTGGAGTCCATACAACTACAGTATCAGGCTTTCCATCTTTCCAATGAAACGAACCCCTTGTCAATACTCTATCTTTTATAAGGCTATCGTTGTAGTCTATCTGCTGGTATATCTTTGTTAGATTGAATATAGATGACTTGCTCTCATCTCTAAACGCATGACCTTCAGTCCTTGGAAACTGACGATAGAATTCATTTAGCGCATCTGGATCGTTCTTTAGTGAATCAACTTCATTATCCCAAAAATCTATAGCACCAATCTTTATCATCCTATTGTCTACACCAAGTATTGGAGTTTTAGGAGCTCTAAACACAGGCATTCCATATCTATCTATATAGCCCTCAAAGTTCCATTCCATAGGGATAAATAATCCATACAGGCCACTCTTTGTTTGACCATTTGCATTTCTTGTGTCTATCTTTGAATCTTCAAAAAGAGACTTGAAGTTTGCCCCTCCTTTATCTAAAGCATTTACAGTTGAGCCCATCATACATTTTCCTATGATCTTACTACCCAACCTAAGACATGTCTTACGAACTCTCCATCCGTTAAGTATGTTGTTAGGTCTCTCTAATTTACCAGACTCATCCTCAATTAAAAGTCTAAGCTTCTCACCATCATATGAGTTGTCAGATGTGTTGCTCCAGTCGATAGACGTGTCTAGTCCTTCAAGGTTAGACTCATCGTTTTCATACATATTCTTCTTGGTAATCTTAGACGCTGGAACTCGGTATGCTAGCTCTGTCTTTGGCTTATCCATACCATCCATTATCGGCTTAAAGAAGAAAGGATAATTGCTTGATATAGGTACAACTTTATCGGTAAACATAGCCTTAGCATCTCCACCAGTCTTTGAGCATATACCTATCCTGGCATTCTTAGCTAGTGTTGCTACATTTACAGACTCAGCTGATGCCATAAATGAAAACCCAGAACGTCTAATCTTAAGATACGTCATTCCGAAGCATCTTTCATCAGCCTTGCATGCCTCCCAAAATATAAAAAATATTCTATTAGCCTCACGAAAGTCAGGATGACCTACGTCAATCTTTGTCCACTGTAGATACATATAATGAGATCCAGTCATGTAGGTTGGGACACCGTTATTCATAAAGAACATCCCCTCTTCCCTTCTTATAAACTCATTCTCTATATAATCAACCCATTTACTCTTAAAATCCTTTGGCATGGTGTGCCAATGAAATATAGACTTAATATTATTAAGTTCATTAGGATACTCGTATGGCTCCCAGTACTGGTTCTCTTTTATCTCGTCCCTTTTTTGTATTAAATTTGGAACGAAAGGCAGCGCAATATTTACTCCGTTTATGTTATATATATCGCCAATAGTTCCATCTTTAGACACTATAACTATATCATACTTCTCATCATATCCGTATATCCACTGCTTACCCTTATTCTTATTAGTTATTACATTTTTAGGTATTAAGTTATGAACTACGGTATATAAACTATCTTGACCTTCCTTCTGCGAATCCTTTGATTGATGACTCTTTTGTTTTTGACTCTCCATTGATTAACTCTTTTTCTAATTCAATTCGATTAAGTATAGCAAAAGAATCTTCCACAGCCAAACGTTTTGTTGCGGCAGCGTTCTTTAACTTGTCTGACGAAAGATCATCATCTCCGCCTCTTATTATTATATCTTCTGCGACCTTTATAAGTTCTTCTACAGCTTTATATCCAGCTTCAATAATTTTATATTTTAATTCTTCAGATTTATCCATTATACATAAATTAAATTACTGCTATTTTTTCTACTTCCATTTAACCAACATTTTAAAGTTCCGTATTTTATATTTAAAAGTTCAGAAGCTTCTTTTGCATTTTTATAATATATACCGTTTTGAGTATCTAATACTATTTTTGAATGATGTTCAATAACAGCAAGCCCTATATGAGGACTTCTTTTTCTCCCCCTAAGTTTATCTGCTATTTTATTTACAACTTCTCTATCCATTACAGATCCTAATCTTGACTTACTTAACTTATCTTTTGTTTCTTGAGTATGTTTTCTACCATATTGTGGGCTTTTATCTCCTCTAAGTCCATACATATGATGATTTACTCCTGATTTAGATTTAGATAATTTTTCTCTTGATTCTTTAGACCATACTTTTTTTCTTGAAATTTCAGCTAATTTTAATCTTGTAGATAAAGAAGGATTTAAAGCCCCATCACCGCCATCAGTCATATTTACTAATGTTCCAGTCCCTAAATCTTTTCTTCCGTATAAATTTATAAATTCTTTTTCTTTTTCCTTCGCTTTTTCCCAAGATAAGTTGTCAAATAAAATCTCTACTTCATATTTTGTTTTACTAACTATTTTATTCCAAAATAAAGATCTTCTATTACCTGATTCGTAAGGTCTATTTTTATGTTTAGCAATTCCAATATAAAATACTTCATTCTTATCTAACCTTATATGTCTATAAACTATGCAGTTGTTTTCTTTCGTTAGTTCCATTTAATTGTAATATTTTTAGTAAACATCCTGTACAACTTCTCTCCATCAATGGTGAATTCGTATTCACTATCTGGCTCGAAAGATACTTCATCTCCCTCTACAACACCTAATTCTTTTAGCTCGTCATTTGAATACTTTACAACTCCTAACAGCGGCTCAAAAACTCCTCCCTTGCTTATGTAAGATTCACGTGTTTTAACTGGTTTTATAAAGCAGTACTTAGAGTGTGTCCTCCACTCACCGTTGTGGTTGTACATAAAGTACTGATCCTCATCTACAAAGAATAGGTCATCCTTCAAGAAGCTTGTTCCGCTCCTCTCCTGACCCTTCATGTCATAGTAAATTTTAAACGTGTTGTGGTGAACTAGAAGTGTGTCACCGACACAGATGTCGCCAACATAATTATTTGGAATAGATATAACCTCTGCAAATCTATTTGCTGCTGTATGATCCTCCTGTGATACACTGGTTATAAAGTCGATATCTCCTATCTTCTTTATATTGTCATACCTCCTACCGTTTGTAGGTCTAACGACAAAGTAAAATGGCGATTTCATTAGAAGTCAATATTATTCTCTGTAGATATAGGCATATTAGCATTAAACTTCTTCCACTTCTTAATCTCGTCATCCTTCTCGATCCAGATCTCAAAATCTCCAGTGCTTTCATTTATTCCGATATGATTTATCCTATGGCTACCACTAAGAACATCCTGACCTACTATGTAGTGCATAGCGCCATTCTTATAGTCAGCGCCAACTGATATCTTTCTTATTATATCCATTCGATTTGATTTTAAATTTCATTATATAGGAAACTCAATATAAGTTACGTAAACATCCATATCCCCAGTTCCTCCTGTTGGATTAGATGTATAAAATCCTAATTTATAAATCTCATTATCTACACCTACTGCTATTTCAAAATTACCGTTAAAACTAAAATTAGTATATGAAACAGGGACTGCGCTACTAAGAATATTATTATTAAGAGTTAAGGAAAATGCACTTCCACTATTAGAACGTAAAGCAAACTGATTTGCTGCTATAGTATAAGCTGTTCCAGCCCCACTTCTTTTACAAAGAATATTTAAAGGTATTTTAGCTATACCAGCCGTAGTACTATTTAATATTGTTATTGGTGTTGTAAACATCTGAAGTATTTGCGCTTGTGTTATAGTTGTTTTTACAACTTTAGTATTAATATCACTAGTCAAGGCTATTGTGCCATCAGCATCAGGTAAAGTAATATTTCTAGTTGCTGTTAATAAAGGACTATCAATTATATGTCCAAAACCAGTGTCAGCGTCATAAGTTCCTATTAATACATTTGAATTAGTTGTATCATAATTTAACTGTAAAACTGGATCACCACCACCTACATCAGTAGCAATTATATTCCCTGTTTCAATAGCATTTGTAGTTGTTGCGCCCAAATCAGTTACTTGTTGCAAAGTCTGACCTGCTCCTAATGGATTTATAACTTCTACCATAAATACTCTATCAGAACCACCTGTTACATTAGTTAAAGTAAATCTAGCATAACTATTTGGTGCAACTATAAAATTAAGGTCGCTTTCAACTCCATTTGGCTGTAAAAATCTAGTATTGTCTAAAGGTCTAACTATTAAATCTATTGTTGTAGATTTGTTTTGAACAATATAAGCAGTTCCAGTAGTTACTCCTATTGATGTTAATCCAATAAAATTATTTGGAGAACTCGTTACATAAACTCTTGAAAAATTATCTACTATTTTACCAAATGTAGAAGATTGACTAAAAGTAACTGAATTTAAAGAACCATCAGTGTATGAAGCTCCTCCAACAGGTCCTTGAGGTCCAATTGGTCCAGCAGGTCCTGTTGGTCCTACAGCTCCCTGTGAGGCTAATAAAGCCCAGTGTGTTGTATCAACATCAGGATTAGTTGTTCCAGATGTAGCCAATATACAGAACCAAGACGCACCGTCATATCCTACTGCATCGTCTGCTACGTAAGATGTTCCAGACACCCACTCACCCTGCCACTCTAAACCAGCAGGTCCAACAGGTCCTTGAGGTCCAGTAGGTCCAGTGTTTCCTTGAGGTCCAGTTGGTCCCTGATTTATATCACCTATAAGATCGATAATACTCCCGATACTAAAGTTCTTAGTAACGTCAGAGCTGTTTACATCTGTACCTATTAATATATCATCCTCTGTAGGATTTGAAATTATAGGATATTCGCTAATTTTTGTCATCTGTTATTTCTCCTGTTTCTAAGTTTATCTTTACGTTCCCGTACTTCTCTAATAAGTCAGCCTCTATTGATTTAAATTCAGATGACAACTTATCTAAATCGTTAAATACTAAGTTCTTCTGAGATTGGATATTGCGATTTGCAATCTCTAAATCTGCCAACTTCGCTCTAAGATCTATAAAGCTCTTATTTAAATCTCTTAATGTTTCTAACTCTTGTTTTTCTATTGCTTTCATTTTATTAAATTTTTTACAAAGGTATAAAATTATATTATATATTATAAGATGCTATTTGACCGCCTGTTGTAGCTACCGTTGCAGCGTTTTGTAATCTATCGCCAATACTATCGGCAGTAAAACCACTTGCGATTAAATAATTCCAAAAGTCTGCTGGTGTCATTAATAAAGTTCCCGTTGTATTATCAGTTAAAACCCCGCTTAATACGTTTACAGCACTTGGCACTCTTAATGTTCCAGTTAATTCACTTGATGCACCATAAGTAGTTCCAAATCTTACGTTACTTGTCGCTGGATTTCCTAAAGCTACTCCAGCAGCGTATAATGTTCTATTTCCACCCGTACTAATTTGAAATAACCAACTTGATGTATTTGTATCAATAGTTACTCTTGGTGCTACAATAGCCATAACATTATTTGTATTAACTACATTGCCTGATACCTTTACATAAGTTCCTGAACCATACCCTGATATAAGAGTAAAAGCCGAATATATTGCTGGAGCTCCTGTGCCTGCTGTAATTATACCTGTTATAGATATTGTTGAAGCAGATGCTGAACTATATATTGCAGGTTGAGCTGTAGAAGCATTTACATTACCTATTTGTGTATAATTAACCACACCAGCTAATCCAACTGCAGGTCCTGTTGCTCCTGTTGTATTTCCTGTAATATTTAAACTACCAGCTGTTAAATATACAGGTGTTGATGTCTGAGCTGTGCTTGTTGAGCCTACGCAGTTGCCTGTTATATTAATAGTTCCTCCAGTATTCATAAATAAAGTATTAATATTATTACCACCAGTACTAGTAGAAGTAAGGTTTCCAACAATATTAAGCGTACCTGTAAGTGTTACTGAAATTACTGAT